CTTCACCGGGCGCGTCTCGCGCATTGCCCGCATCCATCAGGAAGGGCGCTCGGACACGGTTGGCTCCAACGGTCTCAGGGTCACCTACCAGCGCCGCCTGCTGCTGGGCTTTACCCAAGCCGATGAGCAGCTAGTGCGCGACCTGATTCTTGACCATCTGGCTGGGCAATAGCGTAGGCGCACCCGCTACACGTCACCTCCGCCGGACACGCGCGCGCGCGATGGGAAGCTGGAATTACCCCTCAAGCCGGTGCCGCCGTGTCCACGTTTACCGCCATCGAAGTCGACAAGCTGCCGGCACCGGACATCTTCGAGCAGCGCACATTCGAGTCGATCTACGCCGAGCGCCTGGCTGAGTTCCGACGCCTCTGCCCCGAATACACCGCAATCGTTGAGTCCGACCCGGTCATCAAGATCCTGCAGGGCAGTGCCTACCGCGAAATGCTGCTGCGTGAGCAATTCAACCAGCGCGCACGTGGCCTGATGCTGCCGTACTCGCAGGGCGCCGACCTGGACAACCTCGCTGTCCCGTACGGCGTACAGCGAAAGCTCGTCACGCCCGCGGATCCGGAAACCGGCGCACCGGCGCGGTACGAGAGCGACGAGGACTTCCGCCGCCGGATCCAGCTCGCTCCGGAGGGGCTGTCAGTGGCCGGGCCGGAAGGCTCCTACATATTCCACACCCTCTCGGCCCACGTGGACGTGTTGGACGCCAGCGTCCACAGCCCGTCCCCGGGCGAAGTAATCGTGACCGTGCTGTCCCGGCTCGGTGACGGCACGCCTGATTCCCCCCTGCTCGCCTCCGTCGAAGCCGCGCTGCTCAACCGCAACGTTCGACCGCTGACCGATCACGTCACCGTCGCCGGCGCCCAGGTGCTGCCGTATGAGATCCGCGCGGAGCTGACCACGTTCAATGGCCCGGACAGCGGCCTGGTGATTGCCGAGGCCAACAGACGCGTCGAGCAGTTCCGCAGCCAGTCTCAGCGCCTAGATCGGGACGTGCCCCTGTCGGCGCTCTACGCGGTGCTGCATGTCGAAGGCGTGCAGCGCGTAAAGCTGATCAGTCCGACCGCCGACATCATCGTCAATGCGCAATCTGCGGCGTTCTGCACCGCCGTGTCCGTCGAGCACGTGGGCACCAATGACTGAGCACCGCTCCCTGCTGCCGCCCAACAGCACTGCCTTGGAGCGGGCGCTTGAAGGCGCCGATGCCCAGCTTGCTGACATTCCCATGGTCCACCACATGCTGTGGAACCCGTGGACGTGCCCGGCACAGTTCCTTCCGTTCCTGGCGTGGACCGTCTCGGTCGATACCTGGAGCAGCGATTGGCCGGAACACATCCAGCGTGCGCGCATTGCCAGCTCCTTCCAGATCCAGCGCCACAAGGGAACCGCCCAGAGCATCGCGGATGTGGTGGCCAGCTTCGGCGGTCAGGTCCAGATCCGCGAATGGTGGGAGCTGGATCCTCCGGGCCAGCCACACACCTTCGAGCTGCTGCTGACCCTGAGCGGCCAGAGCGGCCAAGAGGCCACCGCCGCCTTCATTGACCAGGTGATGGCCGCAGTCAACCGCGCAAAGCCCGTCCGCTCGCACTTCACCTTCACTCAGGGCATCAACGCCGAGGGCGCCATTGGCGTGCTGGGTGTGGCCCGCGTGCTCACCTCCACCCGCCTGCAGCTGGCGGCGAGCGAACCGTAGGAACAACACCATGCCCGTGCCACAGATCACCATCACGCCTGCCGGCTTCGCCGCCATCGTCAACGCCGAGCACACCGGAACCGCACCGGTGAAGCTCACCCATGTGGGGTTGACGCCCCAGCACTTCGACGTTGCAACGGTGGCCGCGACCCTGCCCGGGGAGGCAAAGCGTCTGACCACGTTCGGGGGCCAGGCCGTCTCGGCCGATACGCTGCACCTGAACGTGCGTGACGACACCGCCGACGCTTACACGCTGCGCGGCTTCGGCCTGTACCTGCAGGACGGCACGCTGTTCGCCGTCTACTCGCAGCCGGCGCCCATCATGGAGAAGGCGGCAGCGGCCACCATGCTGCTGGCTACGGACATTCGGTTCGCAAAGGTCAACGCCACCAGTATCGAGGTCGGCGATATCGACTTCGTGAATCCGCCGGCTACCACCACGCGCGCCGGCGTAGTCCGGCTGTCCACTGATCAGGAAGCCGACGCAGGAAGCGATGCAGCAACCGCGCTGACCCCGCGTGGATTGGCGGGGTACATCAACCGCCGGTTTGGCAATGGCGCGCCGAGCGCCCTTGTAAAGGGGCTGCTGGGTCTGGCCACGGCCGCGCTGTTCCGGACAGAGCTCGGCTTGAAGAGCGCGGCCTTACGCGACGAAGGCCACGGCAACTCGCTCAACGCAGACATGCTCGACGGCGCGCACGGGGACTACTACCTCGACTGGCGCAACTTCACCGGCGTTCCCAACCTGTTTCCACCCAGCCCGCACAGCCATCCATGGGACGGCATCACCGACAAGCCGCCCACCTTCCCGCCGTCTGCGCACACGCACGCGGAGTACTTCAACAAGCAAACCGGTGACACGATCACCGGCATCCTGTCGTTCTCCGTGCCGGCTTCGGCGAACATCGATTCGGCGCGCTTCATCTCCGTTGGCGAGCGTGGCTCGACCGGCGAGAACCGGCGTCTGGACATCTGCCTGGCGGCCGGCACGGGCGTGAACGGCCGTGAGATCGTCTTCCGTGGGATCCTGAACTCGAAGTTCCGCTTTGAAACGCCTATTGCGGAGTTCAATGGGTCCATCTCTGCAGGCGGCAACTTGAGCGCCGCCCACATAGGCTCTACGGGTGGCATCGCAGCTGCGACCAGCGTAACGGCCGGTGGCGTGATGCAAGCCGGCAGCGAGATCGTGTCGCTTGGCAATGGCATCACCTCGCGCGGTGTTGGCGCTGGCTTTTCGATGGTGGAGCGCTCGGACTACGGGGTAACGTGGTCGATGTACGCCAGTGGTGGAGCGATCAACCTGTGGAATAGCGTCTACGGCAATGCGCTGTCTGTGACGCGGAACGGAAACGTAGCTGCGGCCGGCGAGGTGAGTGCAACGGGCTTGAGGACCGCCGGCGACGTAACGGCCGGTGGCACCGGGTATTTCGCCCAGGCCTGCGTCCGCACTATAGCGGGCACTGCAACGAATGCCGGCTATGTTGCGTTCTACACTACGGACGGCACGCGTCGCGGCTATGTCGGCTGGAACGATGGGTCCAACAAGCTTCAGTACAGCGTCGAGAACGGGTTCAGCGGACACGCGTTCCTCGGCACCGTCTCTGCTGCCGGGGGCTTCGATTTCGGCTCCTCGCTCAAACTGAAGCACCGCGTAGGCAAGGTTCCGTACACCCTGGACGATCTCGCTTCCATCGACGTGTTCATCGGCACCTACAAGGCCGAGTACAACGACGACGGCCGGCAGCGCATCTTCCAGTCTGCTGAATCCCTCGCCCAGGCCGCACCGGAGACCGTTGACCAAGAGGGTGTGTACTTCCGGGGCGAGAGTGTTGCGGCGCTGAAGATTGATCAGGTTCAGGCCCTTCAAACGCACTTCCTCCAGCTACTGGACACTGCGCGGCGCCTGCACGCCGACGAAATCGCAGAGCTACGCGCAGCAGTCGAAGCCGTAAAGCGAGGCCGGTGATATGACCAGTGGCTACCGGTTCCAACAGATTGATTTCGATGACCTGTTCGACGCCGACGTAATGGGCGACGGCCCCACTGCCGCCGGCCTTCGGCGACCGGGAGGCTCGCCGCTGCGCTACGCCCATGTCCGGTATGGGCAGAGGCGCCCGGACGTCGGGTATCGAATCGGGGGGCAGGACGTGGCCGGCCTTTGGGCTGCGAAGGGTACGGCTGCTTACACCCTTCCCATCAATGGCCAGGAGTTCAGCGCGCACAACCAGTCCCGCACGAATTCCAGCGGCTCGGCGGTGGCCACGGTCACCTTCGTCATCGACAGCAATGGGACCTACAGAATCCTCCGCAACACGACCGGCGGGGGCAACAACAATGCCTCCGACCCAATCAGCGGAACCTGGCTGCCGGCGGGGGCCTCGGTGAACGAGTACGAGGTTCAGTTCGAGGCAGCGAACGTGGGTGCGGCGTCCATCAGTAATGGTGCGCCCTCTTATGCCCCCTGCACCGCGTCGCGCTCGGTAGCCGCGTCGGTGACCGTGCCCGCTGCGTCGCTGGAAAACGTCTCTGCTGACGTAATTCTGATCATTCGTCTGCGAAGGTCCAATGGCGCAGTTTCCACCACCCAGATCGTCGCCAAGGTGGGCGCGGCGGGATGGTACTAAAGTCCACGCTGTAGAGGAAGTTCTTACGCCGCGCGCCACGTGCGCGCGCGAGGTGTCGGGCAGAACATGAGTGCATGGATAGCGCTCTGCCCCAACAGCTCAACAATCTGCTCCGCGACGGCGTGGTGACCGAGGTCGACCACCAGCGTCAGCTGTGTCGAGTTGGCAGCGGCGACACCAACACCGATTTCATCCCGTGGCTGGTCAGCGCGGCGGGAGCGACCATCGTCTGGGCGCCTCCGAGCGTTGGCGAACAGGTCAAATTGCTCTGCACTGACGGCGACCTGGCGAACGCGGTGGTGCTGCGTGGGCTCTACAGCTCCCAGTACCCAGCACCGTCCACCGACCCAGAGGTCGTGCTGAGCCAGTTCAAAGACGGCGCTGAGATCAGCTACAACACCGCTACGCACGCCTTGTCGGCAGTTCTGCCCCCTGGCGGCACGGTCGCTGTGCAGGCCGACGGCGGTGTCACCATCACCGGACCGGTCACCATCATTGGTGATACCGAGATCACCGGCCAGGTCAAGATCAACGGCAAGGCTGTGGTGTCCGAAGACGTTGTGGGCGGCGGTATCAGCCTCAAGCAACACAAGCACGGCTCGGTACAGCCAGGCAGCGGCACGTCCGGTGCGCCCCTGTGATCGGCATGGACGCCCGCTCTGGCGCGTTCAGCGACGACACCGCGCATCTGCGCCAGTCCATCGCCGACATCCTCACCACCCCCATCGGCTCGCGTATCGAGCGACGGGAATACGGGTCGCTGCTTCCGGAACTGATCGACCAGCCTTTCAACGACGCCACCCGACTGAAGCTTTATGGCGCCGCCGCAACCGCGCTGCTGCGTTGGGAGCCT